ATCATTTCTTTCTCAGTAATGCCAGATTTTTTTCCTGAATAGTCTTTGTGTTCTTTAACAGGAATCAACTTAAGCTCTGGGTTGTTGTAGTTTTCACTCACTAACCACTGTCCATCTTTGAAGAGATAAACGAACTCTATAAAGATATCACCTGAATAAAACTTTTTAAAACTTTCAAAGTTTTTATGCACGTGTGCTTTATCCAGATCCCTTTGCCAATCCCTGTGATAAAAACTACACTCTTTGAGCGTAGATCCCAGGTAGCTGGCATCTCCATATCTAAACAGTTTTTCTGCAGAGATATATGTTTTATAGTTGTCAATTAAACATTGACCAACGCCGTCAGGATATCCATCACTATGAACATAAATAGAGGTCGGTAACTAACCAAAAAAAATACAACCAGAAGTTGTCCCTTATTTAAAGGGGGTATCTAAACAAGTAACCCCCTGAAAATTTTATTTAAAATGGTATTTCTTCTTCGTCTGATTTACCATTACTTTTAACTTCATCTGTAAGTTCTAAAGGTCTGCCACTCGCAACTTGTAGAAAATAAATAACTTCTTTATTGTCATTTAATGTTTCAAGAGCCAGTAAGTCTTTAGTAGCTGAAGTTAAATCAGAATATAGCCTGTCTTTATAAATTGAAAAAGTATTTGGTGAGTTATACCATTTTCTTTGTTCAATTATAAAAAAACCATCAGCTAAGTCTATTTCAGTTTTTATTTTTTCACTCATGCCATTAGGATACTATAGGATTATGGCATAAGTAAGGCAAGCACAAAAAAGACTGTTCATTTTGAGGCACCATTTTGGACACCATGTATATTGACTTATCCTAAATTATCCTATATAATATAAGGGTGGAGTGGGAGGGCTAGTAAAGGTGTATGCAACTATAGGTTGAATTTTTTTAAATAAAAATTTGACAATATATTTAAAATAGTATAGGATAATATTATATGCAAACAAAAACGAAAGTGAGAACAAATGAGTAAAATAAGAATGAACACCGAATTTAGAAATAAGATTTTAAATCGGTATGTTGAAAGTGCAGAAAACGAAAACACACAGGAGAGAGAGGCATATCTTAATGCAAGAGAAAAGGTGGACGAGTTATATCCACAGGCCTTTAGACTTGCGACAGATGTAGTCCAAACTGCTTATCCACTACATGATGTTGAAACTTGCAAAATGTTAAAGGGAAAATATGGAAGTCCTTTAGATGTTGTTGCAAAAGATAAGTGCTTTTATTTCTCTTATGCAAAAGATGAACTACAAGAAGATGAAAATGAAGACGATAGAAATGTATCTGAACATTTTGACTTTGGTTTATTTGGTAGTTGTGGAACAAGTGAATACAATGATGAAACAGGAAAAGCTTTTGCCTATGCTTATAAGAGAGAAGAACTAAAAGCAAAAGACTGTAATCCAGATATACTTGCACAACAAAATGATAAGCACGATAACCCACATAAAACTAAACATATTGAGGCCAACGACAAAGCTTTAGGATATAGTCATTATTCTAATTATAATTCTGATGATGATAACAACGTGGGAATGACAAAAGAGTTTGATAGTCAATGGTATTTAGATATTATTGGGACATCACATTGTAGGTCACGAACTATTGCTTGTACTAAAGAACAATTTTTGTTTTTTAAAATTTGGAAACAGGCAAAATCAAATGTAATTACTTGTCATCAAAAATGGATAGATAGTATTGAAAAACAAAAACAAGCCATGAAGACAGGTTTAAAAGCTTATAGATATTTAAGCGAGGGTGTTGAGTTAATGAAAGAACTCGGCATTGAAATTGACGAGGCCGAACTTGTTAGATGTAATTCAACAGGATTAACAATTTATAATCCTGTTAATCTTGCTAGTATGATTAAAGGCATGAAGAATACTACCATGACGAGAGAGCAAAAAATTGCATTAAGAATGAAATATGAAAGTGAGGGAAAAATAAATTAAATTAACTATTGACTTTTATTATGGGATATGCTATAATTATCCCATAATAAACAAAACGAAAGCGAGAAATAAAATGATAACAGACAAACAATTTAAAATAACATACTACGCAGATAAACATAAAAAATTTATCACTAGACTTGGTAAATGGGTTGAGGGTTGCAGAATATGGCAAGACAAAACAGGCAAAACTTTATTCACTTATTGGGACATAGACGCAGACAATTTTAGAAATGCGTCTAATGGTTGGACTGTGAGGTATTAATGACAGATAAAGTTGATACATGGATTTGGATTTGGGATAATGAGTTGCAAAGAAAGAAAAAAATAAGACTGCAAACTTTATTGAATAGAGTTAATCACACATTAAGACATGAAAATCAAACTTACTTTGCTTTAGAAAAACAACGAGATAAATTTAGAGAGGAGTGTAAATAATGCCAAATAAACATTTTTGCCAAGGGCCACATTGCCATACATATTCAACTACAGATAGATTTCTAAAATCTAAAGGCATACTTCGAGGAAGATATGCATATGGTAAAATTGACCAGACCGAAACTAGTTGGGGTTATAGATATCCAACTTCAGATAAATACTTTTGTAGTCAAGGCTGTAAAAATGACTGGTTAAGTGACAACATGACTTTAGTGGAAATGGGTATTCCTGTTCCATTTATAACCGAGAGAAGAATAACCGGAGGTTATAAAAAAATAACAGAAGAACACTATGGTCGCAAATTTACTTCAATTAAAAAAATTAAGGAGGGCCACACAGAATAACTCAATTTGAACACACAGGCTATTTACATTTAGGATCTAATAGGATATAATGGGAGCATAAATAAACAAAGGAGCGATATGACTAAACAAGACAACACAGAAAAACAAATTATTCTTTTAACAAGAATCAGCACATTAAAAGATATGCAGATTTATTGTTTAAGAGAAGAAGAAAAACTTCACGAAGAATTAAATATATTAAAAGAGATAGCAAGGGTTAAAGACAGAAATAACTCTTGGGAAGACTTCAGAACAACAGGAGAAATAAGCGAAAAAGAAATAATGCAAAACTTAAAAAATTAACTATTGACTTTACTCCCATTATAGGATATAATGGGAGTATTGAAAGCGAGGAATATGAAAACAATTAAATACAATAACAAAGAATATAAGTTGCCCTTTGCTGTATCACTTCCAGAAGATCCAACAGCGATGGAGACAGTACGAAACAGATTCGGGGGCGAGTCATGTAGTCTGCCGGCATTTGCGATTGCTGTGTATGATGTAATCATCGGCTCTGAAATGTTAGGTGATTATAAAACAGTGAGACAAGGTCTTGATTGGTTTAGTAGAAATTTTACTGATCAATATATGGTATTATTAGATTAAGAATCTCGCTCCGGTTGTATGCAGTTTATGCATACAACCACAGGTTGTGCGCCGCTTCGCGGCGCGCATCGCTTCCGCAATCAATAGAGGTACCAAAGGAACTTTGGTTTTTCAAAAATTTTTTTAAGGCTTTTTTTAAACTCAGAAAAGGGGTCCCAGACTTTACCCTTTATCGCTTGTTTTTTACATTTAAAGCTTTAAAATACTTTTTAAGGTTTCAAAATAATCCTCAAAAAATTTTGCAAAAAAAATTTATGAATGAAAAATTTATACAGAATCTAGATAAACTACCTGCAGATGTGAGAAGACAGTTCTCATTATTAATGAATCAGTATGGGGAGAAGAAAAAACAATCATCAATTCAAAATGATTTTCTCACTTTTGTAAAACATGTCTGGCCAGATTTTATTGAAGGCTCCCATCATAAACGAATTGCCTCCAAGTTTAATGATCTTGCTAAAGGTAAAATAAAAAGATTGATTATCAATATGCCTCCTAGACATACTAAGTCTGAGTTTGGCTCTTATCTTTTGCCCGCCTGGATGGTTGGAAGAAATCCTAAATTAAAAATTATTCAATCAACTAACACCACTGAGTTATCTGTTAGGTTTGGTCGTAAAGCAAAAGGATTAATGGACTCTCCAGAATATAAACAAGTTTTTAATACAAGACTTAATCCAGACTCTCAAGCTGCAGGAAAATGT